GCCGCCGAGCTTCTGGTACAGCACGTCCGCGGTCCGTTGCATGGCATCCGTGGCGAGCGCACCAGCGGAACTGACCACGTAGGACTTGTACGACGGAGCCAGCGACCGCTGAATCTCGAAGTACGTCGCCCAGTTGGTTCCGTCGTCGATCAGCGAGGGGAGCCCGTGATACGCCTTGTTGTAGGCGGTATCGAGGGTATCGGTGACTGATCCATTCGCCGCCTGCACGAGATAGTCGTTGTCCGCCCAATCGGTATCCGTGACCGCTGCGGCCGTGTAGTCGGTCCCGTCCTCGTTGACGTCGACAACCTTGGAGATGCCCGCGCGAATCGTCCCCGACGCCGGGTTGATCGCGGCGAGGAACATGCCCTTCTGTAAGAACCGATTGCCGAAGGACGAGCCGGCGATGTTGCCGGGGGAGTCGACTTCGATCGTGGTGGACGACGTACCGGGATCGCCCTGAAGCAGACAGAAGACGCCTTTACCATCGGTCGACAGCGCGAACTCTTCGCGTTTCGCAATGTCATCGATGATGCGGGTCATTTCGTCTTTCTTCGACGACTTCCACGACGCTTCGGACGACACGCTGTCATCCATCGCTTCCTGCGTGAGCCTCAACCGCGCCATCATCTTGCGGACGTTGACCGTCCCGTTGATGTGCCGCTGAGCACCCGCACCCGCGAATGCGCCGTCTTCCGACACGAACATCGGCGACGGGTTCCGTCCAACGTGCGCCTCGAACGTGTGCCCCTTGCCGCCCTTGTAGTCGACCTTCGTCGGCTTGAAAATGTCCTGCAACGGATTCGAGTTGTTGACACCCTCCGCGATGCCTTCCTCGAAGACATCCTTGTAGAGCCCGAACACCGCGGTCGAGTCCGCGCCGACGTGCAGATACCCGTCAGGGCTCTGCGTCAACACGAACGGGATAAGAGAAAAGCCTTTCATCGGTCTGTCCTGTTCTTTACTGACCGAACTGCACGCCGCGTTCTTTCGCCAGTTTCGCGGCGTAGTCGAGTCGGTCATCGAGAGAAGCGAACTTCTCCGGACGCTGAACGGTCGTGACTTGTGTTCGACCCTGTGAGTTCGGCGTCGGTCGGGTTCGCGGGATTTGCAAACTGGTTGCGGTTCGGCGCGCGGGTTCCACCCAGCGTTTCGTGTAGGCCGTGGCGAACTCTTTCAGCAAGGTCGCATCACCCTCTTCGTAGCGAGTGATCGTCGCGGACTCTTCGCCATTGCTAGCTTGGAGTTCTTGACCGGCCTTCGACTTCAACCATTTCGTGAAGCTGTCTTTCAGATCGCTTTGCGCGTCTGCGTCCAGCTTCTCGACGCCCATCGCCTCCGCGACGTCGGCGTACACGGTTGCCATCTGCTGATTCCCGTGTCGCTGCCATTGACGCAGTTCGTTCTGCGTCGCACGGTGCGCGGCATCGGGGGTTCTCGTCAGTGCCTCGATCTGTTCCGCGGACATTGAGAGCAACGGCTTCAAGTGCGGGAACAGTTGCTCGAACGCAGCCTTGACTTCCTGCGACTTCATCGCCTGGGGGTCTTGCGGATTGACGCCGGCTAGGGCGGCAACTTGCGCTTTGGCTGCGGCGAGTTCTGCGGTGAGTGTCGTCGCGCGCTGTTCCGCCGTGGTACGGGCGGTCGATACTTCATTCAAACGGTGCGGGGGAATCCACTTCGAGCGGTCCTCCTGGTACGTAAACCCGGTTGCTGCCGCGCCGGTCCGTGCTGTACCTGGATCGCCTGCTGCGGGTGAACCCGGCGTACCGGGGACTGCGGCGACGGCGGGCGATCCGGGGGTACCTGCCGCTGCGGGTGCTCCGGGTGCTGCCGTGCCGGGATTCGCGGGATCCTCGAAATAATAGCCGGACCATCCGGACGTGATTGCTTCGTGGAACCAACGAGAATTTCTGCTGAGAGTCATAAGGTACCTTTTTTAGCGCGGGTTAGGTCCGCGAACCAATGACGTGGAACGAAACTTGCATACGAGAGATATTGGCACGAGACTTGCCTCGGTGTCAACAGTGAATCATTCACTGATTCACTACACACCCCGAAAATCTACTTACTGTTGTGGTTGTTGCGGATTCGCGGCAGCTGTCCCGCCCGCGTTGGCGTTCGAATTCCGCATCGCCGAACCTCTACCAGCACCGCCCTGTGCTTCAGGTGGAGCACCCGGCTTCCCGCCTGCTTTTCCTGGAGCGGATCCTGTATTCCCTTGTCCGGGTTGACCTTGCGGTGCTGTCGGGACCATGATCCCGTCCGCGTCGATGATGCCCATCTGCACTTGAGCTAGGGCAAGGTCGATTGACAACAGGTACGCGTCGACTAGCCCTTCCGCAGCCGGGGACTTGGCGAACACCTGACGTCCGCGGTCACTGAGCGCCCACTTGATCAGTTCCTTGCGATGAATCGCCGGGTTGTACCAGCGTTTGTACATGAGCGGAGGTTTCCCGAGTGTCGCCGCTTCCTGAATCGCGGCCGGGTCGTTCATGAACTTCTCGAACTTGTCCATGTTCATCCAGGCTTCCTGTACTTGCGCGTCGATCTCTGGCAGTAATTCGGATTCACCGAACTTCTCGAAAATTTTCCGCTTCTGATCTTCGTCGGTCGGATCGATCAGGCCCAGTGTGTTCAAGTGATCGATGTTCGCGCGCTCGCCGAGATTTGTTTTCGGCGTCGACGTCCCGTCTTCAATCAGGATCTCAATGGAGCCTTTCAGATCAGCTTTCTTGAACGTGTCGAACGCCCAACCTTTGTTCGGCATCATGCGCGCACGGATTCGTGTCTCTTCGCCGAACTCCTGTTCAATCGACAACGCATCGCCCGCCCAACCGCGATGAGCAGCCGCACGTTCCTTGAACGCGGACGCGTGTTTCGCTTGACCACGTTCGAGGAGGAGATTCAACGCCGCGTACGCTTCGACGCCAGCCGGTTTCTGGCCTTTCAAGATGTCGTACGTGCCCATGAGATCCTGAGCCTCGTCCTTGATGATCTGCCGGTACTGAAACACCGAGGAATTGATCCCTTCGCCGGGGATGCGTTCCGGTTTCGCGTTGCCACCCGCAACCAGCGGATTCCACTTCACGACTAATCCGGGTTCACCCGTGAACTTCTCAACCTCCGCGCCTTTCGGCTCCAGCCAGACCGGGTTCGCCATACGGCCGATAATCATCAGCATGTGAGAATCGAGTTGATTGAGTTGATCCTGTTTCCCGACCGCGGGATCGATCATCGCGGAGCCGAGCGGACGCCCGCCGACGTGTTCGTATCGAGCATGATGAAACGTGAACAGCGGATTCCCGTCACCCGAGTGGTACGGCAACGGTCCCGGCAACGATTCTTTTTCGGAATGAATGACGATCGGGTTTTGATCGCCGGCGAACCGGATGACCTGACCATCCGGGAATTCGTCGCATGGTTTGATCCACACGTCGTACTCAACGACGCCGTCACTTTCGGTATTCGACCCGCCCGAGCCGAAGAACGGCGCGGACACACCGAGATCGTTTTGGAACGGCAGCGACTTGAAAATCTGCATCGTCCGTTCCGCGGGTGTCTTCGACCAGGGGATTCGATTCACGTACTGGGAGAGTTCGGCATCCTGTTCGTAATAGCTTTTGTCTCTCCACCGCATCCGGATCGTGTACGGAGCCAGATCGTAGCGTTCGTACACGAGCGGGAACGCAATCTCGAACGGCGACAACGCCATCGTCATCCCCTTCGGCAACGGACGGCGTTCAACCATCGGCGATCCATCGGGATTCATCGCCGGCATGAATGCGTTCGCGCCACACGACGGACACTTCTGACCCGCATCCTTGATCTCGACTTCGGAGTACGTTTGCTGACACTTGACGCACGTCTCGTGACGAATCGTCAGCATCCCGTTTTTGCGATCGTGGTTGACTGCGGTATGCAGCCACATATTCCCCGTGACGAGCAACCAGAAATCGCCTTCGTTGTAGACCGAATCCATCTGGTGTTCGCCGTAGAGGATCGGCAAGTAGTCATCCGACACGCCGGCTGTGACGACGTTCTTGTTGTCTTCACCAACAGGTCGAGCCGTCGCCCCGTAGTTGATCGCGGCAAAGTTCGAGCGGACGGTTTGGACGCCGTCCTTGAGAATGTTCGTGACTGGGCGGGGGATCCAGCGGGCCAGTCGTTTGTCCTGCCACTGACCGCGCTTGCTGTCGAAGTAGATCCACTGACGATTGAGGATGTAAAACACGTTCCGCATCCACTGACGTTCGTAGACCCAACGCTGATCGAAGCTCTCCCGCTTCCAGCGCGTGAACATGTCGAGCAGCTGCGGATCTTGATACGTCGGTGCGTTTTGCAGGAGTGTCGGCCCTGTGCCGCCCGGAACCGGAGTTCCAGGAGTGGTACTGATCGGAGGAGGTTTCAACGGAAACATGTATGTACCCTCTAACTATTTGAGGCTTTCAGGCATTCCAAGGACCAGATGTCCTTCTTCGTCGTGCGCGAGCCCGAACTTCTTTGCCGCGTCGTCGCCGACATCTTCAAACGTCGGCATCGATCCGAACTCCGGAGGCGCGGACATGGTCCCTGGACGGGCTATCACGATCTCCGGAACGCTGACGGCGATCCCTCGCGCAACCAACAGCGATGCCTTTTCTTTTTCGAGCGCGTTGATCCGGTGACGCATCCAGTCGATCGTGATGTCGTCCTTCGCCTTCTGCGTGACTTTCTCGATCAGGACCGCACCCGCGACACCGTCCTTGATCCTGAAATCGATAATGTCCGATCGAAGTCGCGACATTTCATCCTTCTGTTCGTGAATAATGTTGTCGAGTACCTTCGCGTGTGCTTTGCTGATCCACATACCATCCCCCTTACGCGTATTGATAGAAATTGTCCTGCGTGCCGATCGCGCCCTCCGCGACTCCGTAGAAGTTCCCGGTCGGGTATTCGTCGTTCGCGGGCGTCAGATCCCGGTTGTTGTGTTCGTTGTCGTGGAACTTCCGCAGCTTTTCGAGTTCCCACTTCGTTTTTTCGTCCATGCCGGCGAGACTGCGGGACAGGACCGCGTCGGGGATCTTCGGCAATGACGGCCACGTCATCAACCCGTACCGAACGCAGTCGGGTAGTTCGTCTTTCAGCTTGAAAACTTTTTCCTTCTCGTTCTTCTCACCGTCTTTCCCGGTGTTTCGCGGCGAAAACCGCAACTGCTTCATCTGATCGAAGGTGCGACGAGCCGGATACGCGATCTTCAGCTGACCGGTATAGAGCCACGACAGGACACGCTGAATGCCGGCCATCTGATCGTTTTCCGCGGGTGCGACGAGAATCGAATGCGCGGCAAATTCGAGCCGAAGTTGGGCCTCGTTCTTGTTCGCACACCAGAGCGTCTCGGCCGGAGGTTGAAATTGTGTCCTAATGGCGATCAAGTGCGCACTGACCGCCCGCTGACGCTCCAAGTAATCCGCAACGACGACGATTCCTTTTTCCGTGACGACCATCTTCGTCGCGCCGAACGGATGGTCCGCGCCCGAGTCGAGCGGGATGATCACCCGCTTGCTCGCGTCCAAGTGCGGCCACTCCGGAATAAAGTCCTTGATCGCGTCGTCGTCGGTCAGGTACGCGTTGTCGATCCACTCGCCGTACACCGACCCGGTGAAGTTCTCCCGTTCGCCTTCGTACTCCTGCCGGAACAGCTGCGGAGGCATGGTCAGCCGCGCTTCTTCAACCTCACTCGCCCGGAAGATCGCAATGTACGGGTTGTCGATCGTCCGCCACTTCGCCGCCCAGAAGCCGGGTTTTTTATCGACGAGCGCAGGTTTTTCGATGCGTTCGTACGTCCAGTCGAACCCGTCTACGGAGGAAGTAAAGAACGCAGCGCCGCCAAAGTCGGTAAGAGCCGGCCGCAGGTAATCCCACGCCAATTCAGCGACGAACGCAGCTTCATCAATCCATACCCAATGCAGACCGACACCAGCATGTCCGCGGTCCGGATCGTCGAGTGAACGAAATTGGACGACGGCACCATTGACAAGGGTCAACTCCAAATGTTCTTGATCCCAGGACGCGCACCACTCGCGCGGGATCAGTTTCAGGAATGCCGGCATCGTGGCGTCGTGGAGAATCTTGTAGGACGGGCCGCAGATCCAGCCCAGGGTGTTCGGGACTAGGACTTCCTCACGAGCGGCATGGGCACCGACGATTGACTTGCCGCCGCGACGTCCGGCGAAGGCTCCGAGCCGGCGGTACACCCGGTCCGCATTGCTGTCGGCTCGGCCACATTTCGGGCAACGGAACATCCCATCGCTTCCGCAGTACCCGATCACTTTGCAGCACGAGGCAAACCGCATCCGACGCGCCTTGAGAAATTCTTGCTGGTACGGACTGTAAAGAAGCGGCTTATTGACTTCTAATCCGATTTGAGGCGGAAGGCGCTTAGACACTGTGCGCCTCCACGTATGAAGCTAATGCACGAATCCTCAATGGATCATCACTGAGCATCCCAAGCGCACGATTACAACTAGTACAAAGAAGTCCACGCACTTTGTTTGTCGTATGATCGTGATCGACACCCAATTCACGTACTTTTCCCAGTCGTGGATCGATTATTGTTTCTGGCCTACGACACACCGAACATAACCCACCACATTCTCTGAACAATCGTTCATAGTCTTCTAAAGTGATCCCGTACAGTTTCTTCAACTGAACAGAGCGATAGTACGTCGGGTGTGTATTCTTAAATCCTATCCGCCATTGTTTTTGACGCACTTTTAGCGAGACGGGACTTTTGTTACCACGTCCGCCGCACCAATCGCCGTTCAGTTTCGTTCGTTTGCTCATTACTCGCTCAAGAGCGCCGCCGCGCGGTATACATCGCGCCAATTCAGCAGGACCGCGATGACGAAGTCTTCCTTGTAGAGCGACAGGTACCTCGCGTGTTCCCGGAGTCCGTCATGCGCCGCCAGTGCGGCAACCGTTTCCGCAAACGCTTCCGCCTGTCCACGATTAGCCCAGTACGGCGCGAGAATGTGTCCGCCTTCGTGAAGAAGCACGCTGTACCGGCCGTTCCAGGACAGATCCGAATCGACGACGATGATGTGTCCGTCGAAACTGGTGAGCCCGTACGCTTGCTGTTCATTGAATTGCAGGTTCGGCGCATACTCGATCGTCCAGCCGAGCGCCCCGAGCCGGTACTGAAGTCGCAGGACGTCCCAGTACTTCTCGTTCCCGGTGTCGACGCGGGTGTGAGATGGGGTCATCGCGAACGTTTCAACTCCGAGGACCGCCAGTCTCCACGGTGCGTGTGACAGGATGAAGGCGACCAGGATTGCCAGAATGATTTTCATTTGCGTTCTCGATGCAGCACGGATGTCCGCGCGGCCGTGGCAACCTGATTCGCTAATACACGGGATCGGTGCAAACCCTTCTCACACCCGATCGCGACCGTTTCACCTGGGTGACTCGTGACGTAGTCCTGAATTTCCGCCCGTTTCGCGGCGAACTCAGGACTGTTCGTGTCGTGTGTCAATGTCCGGACGTCGAACGTCTTGTGCGCGCGGACGATCGGACCATGCTTGTAGCCGAAGGACTGAATCACGTTGCCTCCACTTCGGTAAACGTCGACATTTTCCAGACACCGAGGATCGTGCGCGAGACGATGATGAACCCGAGTCGCCGATCGTGGTCGTCGTACACTTCGACCGCTTCCGTCAATGTCCTCCCGGTACCCTGCATCTTGATCGGGCGGAACGACGGGTGACGATCTTGATCGTCATCTACTGCTGACATACCACCTCGATCGACTGCGTCACACGAGTGATCGATCGTGTCGCCGTCATCACCGTACAACTGACGATGTGCGCGTCGCAGGGGATGTGCGAAAAGGTCAGTTCCGTCGTCACGGGTCCGTACGCGCCGTCGATCGGCCGTTCCGAATACACGTAGTCTTCGATCGCCATCTGCAACCGGCGATTGTCGGCCTTGAGCGGTACCCGACACATGACGTGGATACTGTCCCCCTCCATGAGGACAGTCGGTGTCACGCGGATCGATAGCTTCAAGTCCGCCAGGAGCATCAGGAGCACGATCAGGAAAGGCATGACTCATTCCTGACTCCGGTACGTGCGCCAGGGACGCCAGCCGCCCAGACGGACGCCGGCATAGATCACATGACGGGTCGTCCAGCCGCACCCGAGTACCTCCATGCCTTCCCGGAGCGTACGATCCGCTTCACCGCGATCACAGAGTCGGGTTCCGGTCGGTGTAAGGACCGTGCGGTACTGATACATCCAGTCATGGACAACCGCCGCTTTACCGTACGGTCCGGCCGGAGGAAAGATGTTCCAGAGCCCGCGCGGGATCGACGCGAAGTCCGTCTCGAAGCCGATCGGGATGATGATCGATTCTTCGCCATCTTCCGCACCCAGACGGTACTCGAACGGCGACAGGACAGCCCAGTGTTTGCCGTCGATGAATTGCAGTTGCAGCGGAGTGAGAAAGCCGGCCATTAGGTACCTCCGTCGTTGTCGACGATCTCGGCTTCGATTGCGGGAGTCCCGCCGACACTGCCAGGACGAATCTGGATCGGTGACAGCGCGGCGATCCCTTGTGGAAGATCGACCTGCACCCGCAACGCGAAACCGACACCCACCTGTCCGTCGACCTTGACCGCTGCGTGATTCTTGAAGATCCCGACACCCTTCGCGGCTTCGATCGTCACGTCCTTGTCGCGGGAGTCGAGGAACTCGTTGACGTTCCGGACGACGCGTTCGGGAATCGTGAGTTCGATCTGGTCTTCAACGTCGAGCTTCGTCGGATTCAGCCATCCCTTCGCGTGCGCGCGCTTCATGTAGGTCTGAATCGTGTCTTTCGGGACGTTGATTGTGTCGCTGATCGCTTGCAGCTTCAGTCCTTGAGCCTTCAACGCCAAGTACGCCATCGCGACCTTGTAGACCCTGGAGTCTTTCGGCGGCTTCAGGTGTCGAGCCCGGATCGTGGGGACTGAGGAGGGACCGGTACCCGTGGGCGCGAGGACCGTGATCGCCGGAGTAGCAGGCGAAGGAGACACGTCTGCAGATCCGCGGGAGGATGGCGCGGTCGGCGACAGGTTCTCAGCGACAGGCACGGGGGGGATCCCTCCTCAGTCAGTGAATCATTGACTGAGTGGTACGGTATTTGCAAGCGAAATCGCTACCTCATGCACACGATCAACCTGTCCGATATCGTGAAACAGCTACTTGACCAAGGGTTCCAGCCGCGGGACGTCCGGTTGCAGCTGGCGAATCGGGGTATCAAATGGAACTACGGGTATTCCAGGTACCTGGGACCGGCCAGCGGGCGATCGATACCTGTTGTCGGCCCGAAGGAACGCGCGCGGAACCTGCGGCGGGTCGGGCTCAAGGCGTGCCGGACGTGCGGTCAGGGGTACCCGATCGCTGTCGCAGGCTTCCTGTGCTCGAACTGCCTGATCGAGAAATGGTCGCCGACGCCGGGACTACCCAAAACCTTATAGTTTCGGCCCGGTACTGATTCCCAAACAATCCGTACCCATCAATCTCGCCAATGAATCCGGGCCTATACTTGATCAACCATACTGATTTTCCCTCTCTTATCTTATTGAGCAATGTGTACGGATTAACCGCCGACCCGGCCTTTATCTGTATGGTAAAACCCGTAAGTCCTTTAGAACGCCGTCAGTAAAAGCAAACAGATTGTGCAAGGACGGTAAGGTAATCTGTATGGTGAAATTCTGTACTAACATGAGTCAAAGTGCTCAGACGATAGGTTCAAGGCACTATCGGTACTGATCAACGATAGGGTCCAGCCTATCGCCAACCCCTAAACCTTACAGTTTCACCGCTGAGCTAACGATACAGAAAAATTTCGTGCAGTGACCGCGGCCTTCTGGTACCTGATCGCTCACGGCTGAGGTAGTTTGAGGGGAAATTTAGTGAAGCGACCGCAGCCTGCCCCTGGCCCATGATCCTGGCGCGGGGTGCCTACCCTACCCGTCGTTGGTTCGGACCGAACCCAGTACAGTCCACCTATCTATCTCTATTCATTACAGTTATACGTACACTGTGTACGTACTGTGCCTTGTTTGGGTACTGATCAGTGATGCTGTGCTAGGTGTGTAAGTGTGACAGTGTAACGTTCACTGTGTGCGGGAATGGCACGCGTGGGCCGTCCCAGGTGTGTCACTGAGCGTCACTGAGCCTGTTCTAGGGGACTTGTTCGACTGTGCGGCTACTTGAACGGGTATTAGACTAGCTGAGCGGGTAAAGGAAGGGACGTACTGATCAACGGGTATTGATCAAGTACGTCTTAGAAGGTGGGAGGATTAACCGGGTACTGATCAGCGATCGACGACGGCTGGAAGTCCTTTCGAGCCGGTACTGAGCCCGGTACGCGATCGGTGAACGTTGATCGATTCCCCAGCTTGACGTCCGGCTTCGTTGACGTTGGGCGACTCAGTTCGTACCTTCTCCTCGCGCAACCATTCAACGGTCGACAACGATACCCGGTACCGTGTTTCCCCAACGATCGCCTGTAGTTGCCGCGGGTAGACAAAGATGGATCGGCCGACGATGGCAAACGCTCGAATCTCCTCCGGGCTCAGTAGCGGTACCTCCTCCTCCTCGATGATCGCTTCCGGTAGTTCCTGGTACCAGCTACCCGGTACCAGCTTCGGCGCGTACAGGGCTTTCAAGTGATCGATCGCGTCCGGTCTATCCGCCTTCAGAATCGCGATCGTGTGGGTGACAAGGTCGCTATCGTGCAACATTATGTATTGTCCTTAATGACACGTTTAGCCTCGCTGAGCGTCGCGCACACGCCGAGGTACTGGTTGCCGGTAAAGGTACGGATGGAGACGTGGTACGGGTACAGACCGATCGTCGGTTCGAGCCACTCCACAATGCCGCGATTGACGATCGTGAAACTCCGACGTTTACGTGGCATGGGCCTCGCGCGTTTTGGATTGCTGTAGTGTTGGCTCATGTGTCTCTTATCCTCTAGAACCGAATGTCTACGGCGGTACCTGACGGTGGACGCGAGATCGGCGCGGGTATCAGTCGCGCCATTGGTCCGTGATTCGGTCTGTCGGTACCCGCGGCGATCACTACGGGAGTTGCGCGATCGGGTTTCGGCCGATCGACTTCGAGCCATTTGATCGCATCGAGAATCTGACGTCTGGTATGACTGAGCGTATCGACGACGGACGGACTGAGATCGTGTCCGCTGACCGCGATCGGGTACATGTGATCGGCCAGCTGAAGATCCTCTAGGCTCAGTGTCGCCGTGATGCCGGTACGAACGACGAACCCGAGAACCCGCAAGCCGTACCCCTGGAGAGACTCCCCAGGGGTACCAGGTTCAAGGACGGGCAATGCACGAACCGCGGTCACAATCTCCCCGCCTTGAAGCGTGTACGTGATGGATTGTGCGTCGCGTGCGGCGGACGTATCGACAGCGACGATACGCCCGTCTGGAAGTACGTAGGGTGTAGTGGTCACTATGCCGTCACCAGTTGACGCGCACCGCGGGCCAGTACCTTTGCCGCTAACTGGTCAAGCTCAAGCCGATCGTTTTGGTACCCGCTCTCCTGGGACAACCGCGTTGCCCCTTGCGCCAGTCCCCAGAACGATCGTGGACTTGCCGACTCCTTCTCCACGCAGAGCCGGTACGAACCTTCCGCCTGCTCCTTCGAGAATCCGATCGCGCGCAATTCATCGATCACAGCTTTTTCAGACGATGCCAATTCGCGATCGATCAACATGCGGATAATCGCGTCATCCTTCGCGGCGGATGCGTTCGCCCAAGTGTGCGCGATGTTCGCGATCTCCCGCGTGACGTCGCGTTGCACCGATGATCCAACGTGCCGACGTCGGAAACTCTTGTCGATCACTGCGTCCCAAATAATGTGATTGCCGCAGATGTACCGGAAGAGAATCCGCTGAATCGAGACGGCAGCTGCGCCCACTTCGGAATTGCGAACCATGATTCCGCGGTACATTCCGCCCGGATCTACGTTCGATGTTCCTGGGGGAGTCGGGCTTTGTGCGTCGCGCAGACTCGGATCGTTGACGATCGATCCACCGTTGACGAGAATCAGGAAGCTATCCCGATCGCCGCGGTACGCGCCGGCCGGCTCACCGGTCCATGTTGGCGGCGTCGTCCACCGTGAATCGTGCTGCATGATCGTGTTTTTCACGTCGTCGTACAGTGACCCATCCCAGAGCCGTGAGTAGCTGTCAGAGGTACAGGCACGGATCATCGGGAGCGGGTTTCCGTTCGGCGCTTTCACCAGCATCGACACCGCGGTACCGTTGGGCGCGTGGTCGATACCGTAGTTCAACGCGTCGGATGCAATCTGCGGCGATAGCGATCGCACGTACTCTGCGGGCGCTCGCAAGGTCCGGCACAGCTGTGAGTACGCCCAGTGTGAGAACAGCGCGAGTCCTTTCGGACCTTGCACGGCGACCGTTGAATCACTGCCGGGTACCGCCATTGGTACCAGTGTCAGATCGCGGAGGTTGTAGTTGACTTCCTTCGAGCCGTCTCGGTCCGCCTGAGCCGACGTCACAAGGTCCGCAACGCTGGCAAACCGTTCATCGGCCGGCCGTTTCGCGTATTCCCGCGACGCTTGCATGAGGTTCATGGTTCAGTGTCCTTTCAATGCGTGTGTTTACGCTTCCCGCCAGATGCGTTTGATCGTAGCTGGTGTGTCTGTGACGACTGCTCGAAGTACGTCGCGTTCCTGTTCGATCGTGAGTGGCCGTGAATCGAGATTGAACGAAACCCATTCACCGTCATGGTCGAAGATCGTCAAGTACCGTCGTCCTGCGACGTTTTCGTATTTTGCTGTCAAGTGAGCCATCAGTGTCCTTTCAGTCGGGAGAATTCCCGTACCTCTGGTAGAGCAAGTAATACGCCAAAAGTAAGTCCCCGTATTTCCTGGGGAATTAGATCGGCCTGTCTGACTTGTTCACTGAATCACTGACAAGTATTCACGTCCTAGCCGGACATCCTGACAATGAGTAGCAAAAACACCCGTAATTTCGCATGTTCCGTTCTGGTACACTTTCCGCATGTTCTATTTCGGACCATGATCCTACCTGCACGCCTCCCGAACCAACTACCCGGACATCCTCAATCTGGGATCATCAGTGAATCATTGGCACGACGTTTGCACTGACGGGTCAGCCGGCGCACATTGCGAGGATCAACGTCAAGACGACGTACTCACGTAAATCGGTTAGACGCGCGGGTACACCCAATAAATCGGTTAGACGGGCGCGCGCAGGTCTTGTTAGCGATGGATGGCTGTCTGACTCAAAGGGAGACGACCTGATGACTGAATCACCAACGCCGGAACGACGAGGGTTTGCGTCCCTGACGCCAAAGCGCCGCTCCGAGATCGCGGCTAAGGGCGGACGAGCGGCACATGCGGCCGGCACCGCGCACCGCTGGAAGGCGGGGAAGGAAGCTGAAACGGCAGGTCGAAAAGGCGGACGAATCAGCCGCGGGGGACGCGGAAAAATGATCCCCCTGACGGCAGATGGATCAGCGGCCGCGACCAACGGTCCGGACGTCCGGTTCTAAGGTCGCGTCTCAGCCGGCAGTCGCAAAGAACCAGAATGCAGAACCCCTTGCTTGCGGAGATCGACCAGAATGTTGCTGATGGTGCTGGGTTGCAGCCCGGTACCTTCAACAAGCCGGTCCATCGTGACATCGCGTTTCCCGTGCAGGTACTCGACGATCTTCAAGGTCGCGGGTGTCGGTCGGTTCAAATTCAACGCCCGACCATCCTTGACGACGAGGGAATACGTGGTCCGCGCTGGGAGTTTCCGTGCGCGAGGTTCAGGCGAGACAGGGATAGTCGTCACCACAGGCCGATGATCCTTCGGAGCGGTGATCGCGCGCCTGGAGGCATCCTCGCTCGCTGGGATTCCGTCCTGTGCCGTGTCTTGTCGCTCCTCCCGGTACATTGTGAGTACGGCTTCAATCAGATTCAACGCTGTTTCCGCGTCCAGCGAGCCTCCCGACCACAGCATGTGTTTCATGATCGTTGTTCTCCTTGACTCGATTGAAATATGTCCATGTGTTTCTAGCGGCGGGGAGTGTAACCGAACTTGTGGAGCTAGGTCAAACCATGACACGAATTGTCACGTACCTGACAAAGAATGACTCAATGATCGAGGACTTGATCCGCTGTCCGCGCCCGTCAAGCGCATGGCCGAGGGTACTCATCGTTGGACCTGACGGACACGCACGACGAGACAAAGTGATCGCGGCTCGCCTGGGCGTCGGATTCATTCGGTCAGACGGGGGTACCCCCGATACGGATTCTTTTGACGGGATCATCCGTGGTGAAAACTGAAGATTCATTGATGATTCCACAACGGTGTACCGATTGCAGTGCAGCCGGCGAGCACGACAATTCGTATGTTCGACTCAGTACAAGGAAAACCGTATGGCGAACGTGAAGGCTCATGTTGAATGAACTACGAGGACATCCTTGCGCGACAGCCGGACAGCACGACAGCCGGGGATCGCAGTGCGGCGGGAAGTTTCGTCGAGTTCCTGTCGTTGCAGATCGAGACAGGCATCGGACACTTGAACGGCTCGCAGCAACGGTACATCTACAAGCTGCGAGCACGTTGGCAGGTTAGGACCGATGGAAAAGATGGTCGGTGGAACACACATGGTACCCGCGCCGGCCGGCCCTTCTCAAAGCGGACGCCGAAGCTGTCGAGTACCTACAAGCGTGAAGAAGATGATGATCCGTTGCTCGCGTCGATCCTCCGGAAGTACGGGACGCCGGTCCGGGGTGACGTATGAACTCCTGGCGCGACTTCCCATGCAAACTTTCTGGACGTCGGTACGCGAATCAACAACATCGCCGAATCTGGATTCAACATCATGGTCTGATTCCGCTTGGGATGTACATCTGTCATCACTGCGACGATGCACGGTGTTGGGAGATTCAACATCTATTTCTCGCTACACCGAAACAAAACACCGCAGATGCAATCAACAAAGGACGTTTCAGATTTCATCCAGAGAATCTGACGCCTGGACTTCCACAACGCGGCGAACAACACGGCAATTCAAAACTGAAAACAGTCGATGTTTTGACGATACGAGCGACACCGTCTGTTTATGGCTCTGGACGACGTCTCGCGCGTCATTTCGGGATTACACCAGAAATGATCAGCCTTATCAGACATCGCAAAGTCTGGAGGCACGTATGAGCGGCTACACAGGTAAGTGGGATCCAGCCTCCTTCAACGTGCCTCCGGAACTGGGCAAGGGCAAATCACAACGCTTTCAGGTCTACATTCAATCAGGTCACGATCGCGCGTTGAACATCATTGCGCGCTCGGGCATCTTTCCCTTCGAGCAACCCCAGGACGTCGCCCGCTGGTGTCTCTGGTTCGGATTGACCGAACTCGACCGGCTCGAACCGAAGTTGATCAACTCCGTCATGAAGCGCGTCAACATGATGATCTTCGCCAACCGCGAAGAGATCGAGCGCCAGAAGTTCCTCGAATGGATGGACACGTCCAAGCAGGCGATTCAGGGGCACTTGGGACGTGGGGATGAAGCGGAAGCACGGGAAATGGTCGCCAACAACTACAAACAGATCCTCGCGATGCCGGACGAACCCGACCGCGAACTGCGCTGGAAGATGAAGTACCTGAATCAACTGGAGAGCGACTGGAAAGCGTACATCCCGTACGAGGACAAGGACAAGGTCGCCGCATGAACCTGATCTGGAATGACGTCACGAGCTACCGACGAGACGAACTGAAGACGACACCCCGGACCTACAGTGTCGGGATCGGCGGGTACCTGCGACTGGTCGTCACGCGAGAACACATCTACTACCCTGGCGAGTGGATCATGCACTTGCATCCGTTGTTCGACTGTCAGCCGTTGAATCTGCCGTTGATAGCCGACACCGCCGTGGTACAGGAACGTGCTGTCCAGATCGCCCGTGATGCGCTGAACATCTGCCTGAAAGGGTTGCAGTGATCCAGTACATCGTCTGCCCTGGAATCCTTCCGAGTCGCACTGATGGCGTTCGGGTGTACGTGTCTGCGCCCGAACTGATACGGTTGTATCGAGTGAGTCCCGATGAATGCGTGATTTTAGAAGCCGGGGAGTCCCCAGAAGGATTAGGACTTGACAGTGCGCAGCTTGGGCGTATGGTTTACTTATTCCCGAACGCGCACGCACGGTACCAACTTCCTGGGGGAGAGCATCAGTGATCACGAACGACCAAACACACGACGCAATCACGATGACGGCGACCATTTCCGACCAGTTCTATGCACTGTGGGATGTGGACGGTCAATGGTACCTCTGGATTGTGTTCCTCCTCAGCGATGGCACGTCAATCGTCGAAAAGTACCTCGCGTGAGTCCCGTCCTGATCTACCACGCGGCGACCGGACAGTATGTGCAGTGCGTCGATGACTGGACGCTGTCGGACGATCGCGACGATGCGATGGAGTTCGAGCCCGAAGAAGCGGAAGAAATTCTGACGGAGTACAAGCGCGCGTCGTATGAACGATTCCGACGTCATCCTGTCGCAGACTGGCCGCTTCGGATCTACGTCGCCGGCTGGCGTGCGGTGACGAAGTGAAAGTCAACGCGCTCCCGACACCGATCGAACTCGGCTTCCCTGAAAAATTTACCCGCTTCTACGACGATCAGATCATTGCGATCGACCGCGTCATCAACAATCGTAAACGATTCTCCGCGCTGCCGGCTCCGACAGGGTCCGGGAAAACCTTGATCGGAATCACAGTTGCGCTCCTTCATCCGGAGGTTCGACGTGCACTTTACCTTACGAGTACCAAAGGACTCCAAGATCAGTCGGCCGCAGACTTTCGATCACTTGGCCTCACTGACTTACGCGGTCAGAGAAATTATCCGTGCCACGCGATCGAGCCTGGGGGACACCTTGATCGTTATCGCCGCGCCCGGTACGTCGTCGGGTGCGATGAAGGTCCGTGTCATTCGGGAGTCCGATGCGACTTCGCGCCGATTCGGGAAAAGGCAGGGATCCGGCCGGATTGTGCGTACTACGGATCCGTGTGGGATGCCCGGCGGGCTAGTCTGGTCTCGACCAACTACGCGATGTATTTCGCCAGTGAAGCCTTCGCCGAAGGGTTGGGTGTCTTCGATCTCCTCATTCTGGACGAAGCACACGACGCTGACAAAGAACTCGAAGCGTTCCTTACGATTGAAGTGACCAGCGAGGACGCGAAATACATCGGGTCGAAACTGCTGAAGGACACGAACCTGCAAGTGTGGAAGGACTGGGCGACGCAACAGAAAGGACCATTAGCGTCAAAGCTGGAAGTCAGGGCACTTCATCCACCGGATACCGCGGAAGGGGTGAAGGACACGAAGAGACTGAAACGAATCAAGGGATTGCTCGATCGGCTATCTGGGATCGCGGTCCATGATTGGATTCTCGATCTCAACCCAGTTCAGGCACGATTCGCCCCAATGCGGGTCAGTGCCTACGCGGAAAGTCACCTGTTCCGCGGGGTACCTCACGTCCTCCTGATGTCGGCGACCATGACGCCGAAAACGTTGGCACTCCTGGGCGTTGCCAAGGAAGACGCGATGTTCTGGGAATGCCCGTCCCGGTTCCCGGTCAGCCAGCGCCCGGTCATTTCGATCAACACATGGCCCAGTGTCCGGGTCGATCGTCACATGCACGAGAGCACAAAATCCCTCTGGTTGCAGCGGATCGATCGCATCGTCGGCCCGCGGGTCGAAGCGAAGTGGAACGGGATCATTCACACCGTCAGCTACGCCCGCATGAAGGATCTGATGGCCCTGTCCGAGTACCGGGACCGGTTCATTATCCACGATGCCGGCAACACACGGGAACAGATTCAGTGGTTCAAAGCGCACGCAGGGGAAGGATGGGTACTGGTGTCCCCGTCCGTCGTCACCGGGTACGATTTTCCTGATGACCAATGCCGGTTCCAGATCATCGCGAAGGTACCCCAGCCGGATATGAGCGGCCCGATCATGTCGATCCGTCACGAGCTTGACAAGGATTACAGCGGGTACCTGGGGATGCAGAAGTTGGTTCAAGCGTGCGGCCGGCCGGTGCGCGGGCCTGACGACTGGGCGGAAACCTTCATCGTCGATGACCATTTCGCCGACTGGTTCCTGAAGCGGTACGGGAAACACGCCCCGCGCTGGTTCAAGGACGCGATCCTCTACGTCGAACACATCCCGGCACCGCTCGAATTGATTGCGTAAGTTCTGACGCGGATCGCGTAAGTTCGTCCGATCGTGTAACGGATCAGTGAATCATTCACACTGAGGTTTCCCTTGTGTCTGTGTCCGACTCTCGTATTAGCTCTGCCGATGTGCCGATGGCCCTGATCCGGGTGCATGTCCTCGCCCGACGACTCCTGGACATCGAACGGTCCCTGTCCCGGCTCCCGCTCCATGCTTTAGTGACGCATGACGGGACGGACGTCAGTTCCACCGTTGTGGACGCCGTTATCGAGCTAGAACGCATCCGGTTAGTCCTGTCCACGTCTATTGGCACGGTTAGTGCTTAGTGATTCACTGAATCAACCTGACCCGTCAACCATCACCGAAGGAGTCACCGTGAGTACCAAACCGAAGTATGTCTCAATGGCGTCGGAGGACATGAAGGAGGGGTCCAACCTCTTCGACAACGTGGACGCCCGCATCAAGAACATTCAGTTCACGAAGGAACCGCCGTCCGACAGCTACACGACGGAGGGCAATCCGATCTTCTCGAACGTCACATTCCTGTTGGACGGTGACGGACCGGAAGCAGAACGGACGGTTAGTCAGTCCTACTCGCTCGGCGCACAGGCGGGTGACAACTTCACCATCGGCGACGACGGCTACGGACTCCTGCTCATCGAAGGCAAGGACGACGCGGCGATCCGGAAAGATTCCAAGTGGGGTACGTTCGTCGCCGTTCTGGAAACGTCCGGCGTGTCGAAGGCGATCACACAAGCCGGCGACATGGAAAAGCTGGTCGGACTCTACGGCCACTTCAAGCGGGTTGCCGACAAAGCACGGGACTTCGGCGAAGACGCACGGACGCGCCCCGGCCAGAAGAAGTCCAAGTTCCCGCCGTCCACGCTCGTCTGCGTGAAGTTGCTCGCGATGCCGGGAGAGAAGGTCAAGGATGCGCCGGCCACGAAGACAGCATCAGCACCAACGACAACCGCAACTGCGCCGGCCACGAACGGCAATACCACGTCAACGAGCGATCTCGACGGGGTGACTTCAGCCTACCTCGAAACCGTGCTCAAAGCGGCGAAGGGTCCAGTCCAGCGATCCAACCTGACGCTGTTGCTCTCCAGAGCGGCCGTCAAGGAGGCGAATCGTCAGGACATCGCGCGTCGGGGTGCGGACGAAGGGTTCCTCACGGAACTCGCGGGACTCGGGTTGATCGCGTATGACCCGGCCGCGAAGCCGCAAGTCGTTTCGCTCACAACGTCGTAGGTTCGAGTTGGGTGACGGGATCGGTTGACGGGTATTTAGTGCCTGTTGCGGATGCGAGCGCATCCGAGTCCACCTACTGAAGACCGTCACCCTTTTTTCCGGAGTGGGTACATGTATCGCCCGTCGTTGCTCGATCACATTCCGAAGACCCGACGCGGACACGGAGCCGCGCATTTTCACGGAGACAAGAAAGTCGAAGACACCGTCATGCACGTTCCTCAAACCTGTGTTCAGCCGACGTGTTCACTGATGCTGGGACGCGACAAGGAAGGCAAGCAGCGTGGGGAACTGCACAACGACCAGAAGGCGAACGCGGCCGACTGGAAGATCGCGCACGGGTTGTATTCGGTGAACAAACAAGGCGACGTCTACGCGCTGGACATCCCGTTCGAGGAGTGCTTTCGGTGACGATCATCGTCTACCTCTTGATCGTCTGGGTCATGTACGTGCTGATCGACACGCTGGTGAATCCGTCATGAAGGACAAGGTACTGACGGTCGTGATCTCGCTCGGCATTGCTGCCGCGATGGCGATCGTCCTCCTGGCCTTCAGCGTCGCCGCGTTGATTTGGGTGCGCGGATGAAGATCGAACGGATCGACGATCCGGACCTGATCGACCGACTCGCGCAATCGTCCGCGCCCAGGTCGGAAGGGCTCCACCTGTCGACGATCTACGGCGATCTCATGGGTCAGCTACAGCCGAAGCGATTCGACCGATCGAAGCCGTTCAACAAGGTGTCGATCGAATCCGGGCTCGTGTTCGAGAACATGCTGGAAAAGGGATTGGCCGAAAAGTTCGCGACGGTTCGACCAGGGGAACTCTGGTCCCCCGAGGGAATCATCATGACCCCGGACGGAGTGAATCCGCTCCTGGATGCCGGCGAAGAATACAAGTTCACGCGAATGTCAAGTCGGATCTACAAGTCGAACACGTCCCCGTACACCGACGAGTACGGGATGCCGAATCAGAAGTTTCTCCACTGGTTTCTCCAAATGAAGGGGTATGCGAAATGGCTGGATACGAGGAAATTCGTGCTGCGGGTACTGCACATCAACGGGGATTACGACCGGAAGAAGGAAAGCGGGCCGGAGTTCCTGAGTCACTTGGTCGAGTTCACACAGCCGGAGATCGACGAGAACTGGACGATGTTGACGAATCATGCACGAAACCGGGGCATGTTGCAGGCGGCATGAACACCGAGGATCGCGAACAGATGTTTCAGGCGGACATTGCGTACGCACAACAAGCGGCTGCGAAGGCAACAGAGGTACCTCTTCACGAATCGACGAGCGCGATCCGCTGGGCGAACGAGTTCATAGACAGCGTCCGCGCGAACCGGGTGTACCTCGACGAAGCGGCGTTGATGCCCTGGTTCCGCAACGCGCTCTGTGCCGGGATCGACGCCGGCATACGACGCGTACGGGCGAAGGTACCTCCGGTACCGGTCCGCAACGGCATGGTGCTGTACAAGGACGGCGTCGCCGCGACCGTTCTCGACGCCACGCCCCTCGTTTCCGTTGCCGCGGTCGTCGATGTCATTCAGGAGTTGATCAAAGCGTCCGGCAAATTCCCGCCCTTGCACTCTGCACACGAGGGGTACGCGGTACTCCTGGAAGAAATCCGGGAACTTGAAAAGGAAGTGTTCCGGAATCCGGTCCCGAAGTCCGTTACCTTTACATCGACGAAGGAACGATTGCGCGCTGAGCACTGCCTGAAAATGCGGACCGAAGCGAAACAGGTCGCGGCGATGGCCTTACGGTTCATGGTCGACGTTGTCCCGGACGCGGGGAAGTAGTCATGAATTTCTCGCACATCGTCACGATCATTTTCATCATCGCGAAGCTGCTCGGGTACTTCCCGTACTCCTGGTACTGGGTGTTCGCACCGGTCCTCGTTGCGATCGTGCTTCTCGCCCTAGCCGAGATCGGAAAGGAACAGAAATGAGTCGCGGCTTCCGTACTCGCAAAAAGAAGTCAAGGCGTGAGGCTATTCAGGACGCGCGAACAATCGCGAGTCAGGCCATCGCAGCCGGTCAACAGGCGTGGATGATCCTCGTCGCCGTCCTGTCGCAGCAAGGCGGGTCCGCGACCGTCACCGAAGGCACCATCAATCAAGTTGGACTCCGCATGAAGGATCTCGACTACGTCATCGAGCCCAGTTCCGTCAAGGGAGAGTTCATCGTCCGCGTTACAGAGGTACAAGCCGATGGAGGAGAAGGAACCGACGCTCAGGAACCGGATGTCAACGGCGATCACACAGCTGGAAGCGCGAGCAGGGATCCTGCAAAGCCAACTGACGACAACGAACTACACCTTGATCCAGCTACGGGAACTCCGGAATCGGCTGATCAACGACGGAGCGACCTTGTCATCCGTCGAATCGGCGATGACGTTGTTGCGGAAGGCGGGGATTGAGTAATGAATCCCACATTCCTGAAAATCTTCGCGCTGATCGAGCCGACGCACATCAAGTGTGTGATCGCGGGCGGTGCGGTCGTTGACTTCGATCAGGCACTCGACATCGACGTCTTCGTGCTCAGTCAGGACTGGCGGACGGTGTTGATGGTCGGGAACGCGATCGACGGAAGACGGTTTACCGGATCGTTGATGTCGCTCGATGACGACATCCCGTACGAAGGTGGACATGCGGACGACTTCTACCGACTGGGTTCCTGTCACCCGTCCTGGTCGCCGAAGCCGATTCACATCACTGGGTTCGGGGGACTGAGTACCGGCAATTCCAGTGTCGAATCCCTGTTGGAGACGTTCGATCTCTCCGTCCACGCATGGGCCTACGACGAGAAGGGCCGCATTCATGGGATCCCGACCAGTACCCGTCCGTGCGACCCGATCACCGTCAGTCACATCCGATCCACAACCGCGGCACGATTGTTGAAGTTGTCGCAGCGGTACCACCCGGCGGGACACCCCGTCGAAGTTCACTGAGGATTAAATGGCAACCGCGAAGAATCACGAAACCGTCGACTGGGCGAGCTACGAGAAGTTGAGCGAGGATGCCCCGTCGTCCTTGTCCTGGGCGTCGAACGGCGAAGAAGGGTCCGGGAAATCCGACTTCGCCCTGTCCGCTCCTGGACCGATCTACGTCTGTGCCTTCGACGCATTCGGCATGAACCGCGTCCGCAAGGAACGCAAGGTCGACAAAGACATCCGGATCGGGCGGTACATTTTCCAGCCGGTCAAGGGTCAGTCAAAGAACCAACTCGGCGACGCGGCGATGGCGGTCTGGAACAAGTTCGTCGCCGACTACCGGGTCGCCTTACAGCATGTGCGGACGGTCCTGATCGACCGCGAAGACATCGGGTACGAGGTACTCCGGTACGCGAATTTCGGCGCGCAGAACGATGCCCCGAAGGAGTACGGCCCACTCAATACCGAAATGAACTCGCTGTATCAGGAAGCGACCGCGGCCGGCGTCAATCTCGGACTTCTGCGCACGAACCGCGACAAGTGGATCAGCAAATTCGATCCGGCCAAAGGCAAGATGGTCCCGAGTAACACGGGGGAACGCATCCCGGACGGTTGGAACGGGGTCGCGGGACTCGTGGACATAACCCTGTCACACCGCTGGGATCCGATCGGTCGCGTCTACCAGACGAAGATCGGGAAGTTCCCGAACTCGCAGGCGCGCGATCAAGAGTTTCCGGATCTGGACTGGCCGTTGATGGCGATGACAGCGTATCCGGATTCGATGCCGGAAGACTGGGGTCTGTGATGAAGGAACTGTACCGGGACTTCTGTTGGCCCGACAACGTCGCAGAACGCAGAGCGATGATCGTCTCCGCGCTAGACAACCCGACGCGCTGGAAGTGGATTCTCAAATACCTCGGCGCGTGCAAGAACGGGATGCGTCGTGTCAAAGGACAGTCACTCGCGACGTTTTGGCGCACCAGCACGACTTCACCCGACATGCAATGGTGGATCAGCCAACTGCAACACAGGGAGATCGCTGACGCCGTGAATCCCTCCGTGCTCTTTTGGGAATGCAGGCGCACCGCGGATCTCGTGCTCGAATCGGTGTACCCGAAGAACCGCAGACTACGCCGACAGAAGCGTGAAGCGGTGATCTGTCGTCTATTCGCGTCAAAAATCTCGTACATAGGGGAACTACGATGACAACACGACTGCGAAACGAACTGAATCGGATCGAAAAGTTTTTACTCAAGGGCAGCGCGGATTCTGCCCGTCTGTGGAACGTGCTGTCCGCGTTGCGCGGCCCGGACGTCAGTGGAGACGTCAGTGGAGACGGCGGGAAGTGTTTCACCATTCGTGTGCGGCGGAATGCGTTCCCGAAATTGATCAAGAACCACCCCGGCATACCGGCGCAGTTTGATGATCCGTCTTCATCTGGAGTATTACCGGTGACTCAATCGCGCCATTTCGACAACCACATCCGATCCGCGTTCGCCGCGTTGGGGCTCAAATGAAATTCCTCTTGCCCCTTCTTCTCCTGACGGTCATTGGTCAGCAGGGTCCGGTACCTGATCGCTCCCAGGATCCGCCCCGGCACGACAAGTACCAGGACGACCCCGACGCCTACTGCATGGCGGGACCGCCGTTGCCGAATCAGGCAGCACACGGCCACGAGTGTCATTGCCGGCTGATGTGCTCGCCGCGCTTGGACGATCCAGACGCGTCGCCGAACCGTCTGGAAGATTCCTCGTGCGAGTTGTACTGCACGTCGTCGCGGTGTCTGTGTCACGCAGATCAGTCGTGTGATGACGCGATGGACATGACGGTACCCGGCGATGCCCCGCCTGCGAGTGAACCGCGATGAACGCCCCAGTATTTTTTGCGAGCGCGGGTGATGAACGCGGGACGCCCCAGGGTACCTTCGACGCGCTGAACGCGGAATTTCATTTCGATCTCGACGCGGCAGCGAGTAAAGAGAACGCCAAGTGCGATCTGTGGATGGGTCCGGGTTCAACGCTCGCGGAAGACGCGTTGACGGAAGACTGGGGAGGTACCGGATTCACGATTTGGCTGAACCCGCCGTACTCCGTCGCCGGCAAGTTCATCAAGAAAGCGCGCGAGGAAGCGGACAAGGGTGCGACGGTGGTGCTGTTGCTCCCGGTGCGCAGCGATACGAAATGGTGGATGGGGTACATCTGGGACAAGGACGAATACCCGCCAACCATCGAAGACGAGATCCACGATATTCGCTCGATCCACAGAGACGGTCACTGGCGTCCAGGTACCCGTTGTCGCTTCCTTCCTGGCCGGTTGGAGTTCGAGCTAACGGTGACAGTGGAGCTTCGGCAGTGGATCAAGGATCAGTACGAAGCGGCGAAGGTACCCCTTCCTGAAGGCGGGATTGCGTTCACTGACACCGTCAAGGCTGAATGGTACAAGTCAATGGTGTCAGTGACCGGACTCCCCCGGATGGCCGTGGAGCGCATCTTGCAGGATGTCCCAGACAAGGACTTACTCGATAGCGCACCATTCCCGTCGTGCGTGGTCATCTTCGAGCCGGTACTTCAGTGACCCGAGGTACCCGATGTCCATCCCGGAATTTGACTCCCCGCGTGAGCAGTACGACGCGACTCCGGCAGTCGTCACGGCCGTGGTGAAGAACTTCGAGCACGACGTCCGGGCGTTACTCGATTACATCGCACATGATTACGTGCCTCCTGACATGGTGCTGATCGTGCGGAGGCTACGGCTGTTGGTCGGTGACGAATGACGAAGCGGCTAGTTCTTCAGTACCCAGACGGCACGATGCAGATTTTCGCGCGCATGGAAGACGGCGACGATGTCCCGCAACCGGCGAGTCTCGTAACCCTTCCGGGGATCGGCCCGATCAACCTCGTCGCGTCGAAACGGTCCTACTACCTGTACAAGCCGGTCATGGCTCCTCAGACGTCGAGCGACTACAACCCGATCTCGTTCAATCCGGAAGGTGGAACGACGACGTTCAGCGGAGGACAACGGTAGTGCCGATGTACGCCTACATCTGTCCGGCGTGCGGCGCGGCTCAGACTCGGATTGTCACTATGAATGAACGGGATAGTCAGCCGTGTTTCTTCTGCGAAAACATCATGGTCCGTCAACCGTCCGCGCCGACTTTCACAGTCAAAGGCTTCAACGCGGCGAATGGGTACTCGAAGTGATGCTCGTTGACGAACGTGTCGGCTCAAAGGACTTGCTTGGTCCGCTCTGCCGGTACGGGGTACCTGCGGAACTCACACACCTGGACTTCGGAGACTTCGCCTTCATCGGGAAGGGACTCGAAGGCGCGGACGTGTTCATCGGGATCGAATTGAAAGAGACACGCGATCTTGTCTCGTCGATGTACTCCCAACGGTTCGCCGGTCATCAAGCGATCGGACTCCAGTCCACCTACAACCAGATTTGGTTGCTGACGGAGGGGATCTGGCGCGCGGACGATTCCGGCGTCATGGAACACATGGCGAAGGGTTGGCGTCAGGTGATGGTCGGTACTCGTCGTGTGATGCTCAACGATCTTGAAAGCTGGATCCTGTCCCAAGTCACCGCGTTCGGGTTCAAGTACTGGCACTCACCAACCCGAGTCGACACGATCCGGTTTCTCTCCGTCTTGTACCGCTGGTGGACGGCGAAGGAATTGCAGGAACATCGATCACACCAAGCGATCTACCTTCCCCCTCCGGACCGCGTGATGATGTCTGAACCCTCCGAAATGTTGCGGATGCTGTCGGGGATCGACGGCGTCGGCTGGGACAAAGGGCGAGCGATCGAAGATCACTTCGGTACCTGGGGGCGGCTCCACAACGCGAGCATGAAAGAACTGATGAAGGTACCTGGCGTCGGGAAAGTGATCGCGACACACATTCGGGAGGTACTGTCGTGAGTGTCGGCCGGCGCATCAACGGCGAAGGGCCGGTACCTTGTGATTTTTTCGTCTGCGGAGAATGGGCGAGCAAAGATGACGCGAGTACTGGCCGTCCGTTTAGTGCCAAAGGCCGGCGCACCAACGAGATCGATCGTTACCTCGATGGTGTGCGGCTTCCGGCTCGTGGAGATTGTTACCTCACCGTCTGGATCAAGGACTGGTGCGGACCGGACGCGGAATATGGACAAGCTGATTTTGATCGTGACGAACCTGCACTGATCACGGAACTCCGGGCGGTGCGGCCGAAATACATCGTCGCGCTGGGGCGGCACATTACGCAATATTTTCTCGGCGACATCGACATGGAAAGCTGCCACGGGATCCCCTGGCATCTGCCGATCGATTCGCCCCGGCGTTCGCTATTCGCGAATCCCGAACGGGTGATCATTTTCCCGATCTACAACCCGGCCGCGGGATTCCGGTCCCCTGAACTCGCCGCAGCGGTGACGTACGACTTCACGCAGCTGGAAGGGGTACTCGACGGAAGCATCGCACCCCGGATTCTATTCGACGACCCGATCCCGGAGCCGGTCTACCAGGAGGTACTTGATGTCGACACGGTTGACCAGATCATGCTCGGCGAGGGTACCTCAATCGAGTTCTCGTGCGATACGGAAGGTTGGGCGCACAACGTCTGGTCTGTCCAACTCACGACCCGCGCCGGTCATGCGTTCATCATCCGGAACAAGTACAAGCATCTGATCGATCGATTCGTCGAATGGGTCAACCTCGATCTCCTGGCGGTTGAGGACGGCGGGGTACCTCTGTACACCTTCGTCTTTCATTCCGCGCTCCACGAACTGAACATCTTCCGGGCGATCGGGATCGACACCCGGTACCTGACGTTTGACGACACGATGCAAATGGCCTACGTCCTGCAACTGGAACCGCAAGGACTGAAGCCGCTCTGTGCCCGTCATTGCAACATGAAGATGGAGCACTACGACGACGTGATGGGCGATGCCAATTTCCGGCTCGCGCAAGACTGGTTACTCGCTTCCTGGGATACTGAGAATGCCGAACACGAAGAACACTGCCGACTCGAATTTGTCAGGCTCACTACAACCCCGTACATCGACAAGAAAGGGCGAACCGTCCCTGGTCGTAAGCTACGCGTTCACCCGAAACTCCCAAAATCAGATTTGTTTAAGGCGGTCGAGCGGTGCCTTCGCTCGAAAGATTCCCGCAAGCTCTGGGGAGATCAGGTACTCGATCGACACGTCGAAGCTGGGCCTAAATTCGGCGCAATCTGGGCGGCTACTCTGGATCATGTCCCACTGGTTCGAGCTATTTCGTATGCCGGAAGAGACGCTGACGGCACGTTACGACTCAAGCCCCAACTGGTTGAACGACTTGAAGCTGCGGATCTTTACCCCGTCTACCGCGCCGATCTCGCAACCATTCCGCTCATTGACCGGATGCAGCAGATCGGAATCCGTCCCGATCTCGCCCACTTCGCACGACTTTCTGAGGACTTGGGCAGCGAACTTGTCGAGATACGAACTCGAATTGCTGAGAAATTACTGGCTGGCGACGCGGGGTACTCCGACGACGACGCCTGGGCCTTCAACCCCAATTCCACCTACCACGTCGGGGAACTCTTGTTCGAGCGGTACGGAATCGATTCCCTCAAACGCACACCGGGCGGCGATCCCTCGACCAATGACAAGGTGCTCGAAGCTCTTGAGAAGGATAGCCGACTGGATGGAGCGATCCGCCGACACATCGCGGATCTAAGGGAGTACCGTGAAGTCTACAAACTCAAACATACGTTCGTCGACCAGATCCCGGACTTTGTCCACCGCTACCCCTTCGACGGACGCATCCATGCCACGTTCCGGCTTACTCGCGTCGTTACTGGTCGGCTTGCAGCTAGTGATCCGAACCTGCTCGCGCTGCCCAAGCATGGGAAATTTGCGACCCGGTTTCGAGAAGGGTTTATCAGTGGCGACGGTGCGGTTCTTGCCTCGTGGGATCTTAGTCAGATTGAGTTGCGGGTGCTCGCTCACCTTTCGCAAGATCCCATCCTCCTCCACGCATTCCGATCGGGCGTGGATCTGCACGCGACCCTGGCCCAAAGGATCTTCGGCGTCGCCCCGAAAGATCAGGACAAAAGCAAACACCGGCTCCCCGCCAAAGCGGTAAATTTCGGGATCCCGATGGGCATGACGAATATCGGTTTGTGTCTGGAACTGCGGAAGAACGGGGTCGATGTCAACGAAGACGATGCGCAACGCTGGCTCACGGAAACCATGCAGTTGTACAAGCGGGTACCCGAGTACCAACAGGGGAAGATCGCGGAAGCGCGGCGGTACGGGTTCGTGACAGACCTTCGTGGTCGACGTCGCTACATCGGCGGGATTCGCAGCTATGACGAAGCGGTACGATCGGAAGCGGAGCGGTTCGCGTTCGCGACACCGATTCAGGCGGGCGCGCAGTCGATCATGAAGCGAGCCGAAGAGTACGTGTACCGAAACATCCTCCTTCCCCGGTGGAAACGCGGGGATAAAGTCGAGCCGTTGATTCAGATTCACGACGATCTCCTGATGGAGTGCGAGGAACGAATCCTGAAGGATCTCGACGTGGAGATGGTGTACGCGATGACACAGGTACCGGCCAGTGATCTCTCCGTCCCGATCGAGACGTCGGGTGACTACGGGACCGACTGGGGGAACATGCACGCGATCCGGGAAGCCGTCGCCGCGTGACCTGTGAGCATTGCCGTTACGTCCTTTACTATAACGGGTTCTGCCAGACCCCGAAGGAGTGTCCGTTGAAACAGGAATTGACCCAAACGCAGGAAATGATTCAGACCCTTAGTCCGGAAGTCCAGCAACGTGTCGAAGCGATCCTGTCCACCTGGGCGGAACTGAAGTTTGAAGCGGACCTATTGGCCGCTCAGCAGAAGATCGAGGAAGCAAAGATCAAGGCCGAACTCGAAGCCTGGGACATCAAGACGACCGACGTCAACGGGTTCAAGCTGACGATCGTCAAAGGGGAAAGTAGTAAGTTCGACAAGTTGGAGTTCGTGAAGTTGGGCGGCAGTCTGCAAATGCTCGCGGACGCCACGAGGAAGAAACCGAAAAAGGCGTACGTGCTGATCACAAAGGCCGGCGAGAAGGTGAAGACGTACGGAGAAGACAGCGATGATTGACGAGCGCCACTTCACCGTTCAGGAACTCGCGGACCGCTGGCACGTCTGCGGGAACACAATCCGCCGTCGCTTCAGGCAGGAACCGGGAGTGATTCGATCGGGTCGGGTACTACGGATTCCGGAATCCGTGGCAACGCGGGTGTACCGGAAGATGACGCAGGAGGTACCGGCGTCTCTCCCTCCGCGGTTTGTGATTCGCCGCTTGCGGTCGGGAGAGATTGTGCAGGAACCCCGGAAGGCGGCGTAGTGAGCGTCCAGGTTTTCTGTACCGCCGCTTCCAGCCGCGATTGACGAGCATGAACCCACGGTGAATAATGGCGCTCCGTCACCTTGATCGATGCGTGCCCCAGGAGCTTCGACACGTCCGCCAGTTCGACTCCCTGCAACAACAATTCAACCGCGAAGGTGTCCCGGAACCGGTGAGCATGTCCTGTCGGAACGTCCGCAAGCGCGAACAGGACACGTAACGCTCTCTGCCAACCGGAGGACGCGGACGTTGGTTTCCCCTTCCCGGACCAGAAGTACCGATCGCCGTCAAGTGTCACCTTCGCCAGTGCGTCCGTGACAGTCGGCGGTACCGGTACCCAGACGTTCGTTCCCGTCTTCTGTGTGTGCAGGAACACCTTTCCGTTGGTCATGCGGTCCGTGGTGATCGTGACCGCGTCGCCGATCCGGAGCCCGGACCAACGGAGCAACAGCACGAACGCGGTCATGCGGACGCGGTTCCGGGCCGGGTACTTCTCACAGGCGGTGAGTATCCGGGCCATTTCGTCCGCGGTGAAGGGGAGCGTTGGTACCCGATCGACGTTGAAGGCCGACAGATGTTCAGCTGGATTCTTCCGGATCCACTCCCGCGCAACGCACCAGCTGAAGAACGCCCGGAGCCGTTCTTGTTGCTTCGCTTTCGTGAGTCCCCCGCCGATCCAGGTACCCCGGAAGCTGGTCAAGGCGTCCAAGGTCAACGCCGGCAAGTACGCGTACCCGTTGTCCGTGCACCAGGGCACCAGACGCCTCGTCAGGAAGCGATATTTCTTCAGGGTAGCCGCAGTGAGTCCCCGCGCCGTCGCGTCGTCTGTAAAGGCGCTGACCGCGTCCTGCACCGTTTTCTGACCCGCGTCCATCCTCGCGCCGAAGCTCCCTGCAACTGTCCACTCATTGACGAGCTTGCTGGCCGCGTCCCAGGACGTCTGATCCATCGACATGCGGTTGACGTCCGCGCCGCCCAGGGTACCCCGGACGTAGATCGGACACTGACAACGGCGGTACGTGGCAGAGGTATGCGGGCAGGCGGATCGATGACGACGGTAGAGATGGAGCATTTAGCGATCTCCCCCGACCGTTGCATGGGTGTGGACGATCGCCTGCATCACTCGCCGTCCGACCGCATACACGAATCCTTCCTCGCGGCTCCCGGTGTTGTACTCGTCGACGTAGGGCCGTGGGGTGAAGTAATTCGCGCGGAGTACCTGATCGTCCGTGAGCTTCGGATCCGCGTCGTCGGCGACCATGTGCCAGAGCGCCCAAATACCTGCGGTCCACATCGCCGGTTTGCCGTTGATTGATGTCTCCATGACCCAGACTGTACCACGAACGGCACAGTTCCGGCTCACAGTATTTCCCTGTTTCTCTTAACTTGTTGATTCTAAAGGAGAAGTTTTTGGTTGCGGGGGCGGGATTTGAACGCGAACACGGTCGAGAATCGTTCATTCATTGAGAATTTTCGCGGATTCGATGTGCCTTACGTGCCTCCTGTGACAGGGGGTCGACACAGATCCGACTCAGTACGGACCACCATCGAACGGGTCATCGACATCGTCAGGAACACCGGTCATGGCGGTATGCAGCAGACCGATGAGCCCGACGATGATCAACGCCAGTGCGAACGCTTCTCCTCCGCTCATTGTCCTTGTCCGACTCGCGCGTTGTGAACCGCGATATAGCTGAACGTCACCGTCGTCAGGATGTTCGTCACGATCGCCAGCTTCGGATGCGTCGGTTGAAAATGCGCGACCAACCACAACTGACCCGCCGCAAGGCCCATCTTGACCGCGCCGAACGTGAGCGGCCGATCGAAGCGTGCAAGGAAGTTGTTCATTTCCTTGCAGCGTCCAGATCCGAGACAGTGCTCGGTTGTCGCGAGATCCGCGCCATGTGCAGCGACCGCCGCGACCATCGACGCCCGGAACAGGGAATCGGCCGCGACGATCGGCGACGGGGACGGGAGGATCAGGAGCGCGAGCGTGAGGAGAATGGTCCTCATGTGGCGACCTTTCGAGGTACGAAGTCCATGAGCCAGTCAATCGCCGCCGAGACGTCCTCAACGACGATGACGTCCGGCAGATGTTGAAAGACGTTCAACCGCGGTTCGCCGACGATGACGACTGGAATCCTGCGACAGTACGCGTACCCTTGCTCGAAGGCTTTCCCTTCGGACTTTTCTAAGTTCAGCACGACCAACACGTCTGCCGCGTCAATGTCGTCCAAGTCGTTTCGCGCTTCCTGTGTTTGTGTCGTGCGTGTCTCGTCAACGTCCAGCCAACGCGCGTGTACTCGGATACCAGGAAGTTGTTGAAGTAAATCGCGGATCTCTCGCGCGCCGGCACGACACACCCAGGGAGCGGCTAAGTAGATAATCATGCGGTTTCCTTTTCAGCCTCAATTTCGAGTTGCAAAATCGCGAGCGCCCGCCAGACCATCTTCGCGGAGTGTCGCTGTCCGTCTGTGTCGAGCGTGCCTCGTTGCAGGAAATGTCGAATCATCGTGTCGGCCTGATCCATTGATTTACCCCGCGCCCAGTGCAGCGGTTCGCCTGGATTGTGTTGTTCGTTGCCTTCGTACGAGACACGAGCGACGGCAACAATCGCGTCAGGAAAATATTCCAGTACCCCCGTCGCAACTGGGTACTTCTTCCGTTCGGCTGCGTCAGTCGGGAGGGTTGAAGCTCTGATCGGTGTACATTTCCCTGGACGGAATATCATGCTCCCCGGTGTCGCGTCGTATTCACCTTCACCTGTTTTGGTCATGCGTTCTCCTCGGTACTCGTGCTTTGCATCAGTTTCAGCACCCGTGCTTTCGCCATATCCACCAGCACGAGTTCTTCAACCGCGACCCCGTATTTCGATAAACTTTTTTGCGCGGCGTTTCGGAGCTTCGTATCCAAGGTACCCCGGCGTTGTTCGCCTCTGAGTTCCTCCCAGGACATCCGGCAACAGATGTGATGAACGGCAGACATCGCGAGGTTGTTGACCGTCGTCATGGCCGAATGTGTCGTAGACACGAGCGGCAGAATGTCGTCTACGGCGTACGAGATCATTGACCCGACAACGATCACGACGTCATCGGTCGTGGTAATAGTCTGGGTCGGCAGCCGATCCGCCTGAAACGCGGTTGGGTACTGCGTGACTTTGGTCGTGATCGGCCAGAACCAATGAATCCCTGCCCGGAGCGCGATGGGTTTCGACCCGCGGACGAATTTGACCGCGCCTTCGGTCGTATCGAGAATGATCCAACGTGGGAAGAACTTCCCGAACCACTCGATGATCGACGAGATCCACTCGAAGGCTCCCATGTGCTACGACCGCGACTTGGCGTACAGGATTTGCGCGATCAGTTCCATCGCGCCGGTTCCGAGTCGCCTCCAGAAGCCGGGTTTCTTTACCGGGGGTGTCGGTTCGGTTGCCATTGTCTGATTCCTCAAAACACGAGTTTGCAAGAGACACCGATCCCGAATACCGACGCGGAACAGGACACCGGAATCCGATGTGCGATCAGGACGTCCTCGATTGTCTGTACCCGGCGCGATAGATTCGCCTGGGTCTGCGAGAAGTTATCGAGTGCGCCGCGTTGGGCCTTGACGTCTTCTTCGAGGACTTCCAATCGACGCAGTAGCGGACCGAGATCCACACCGGGCACAGGAACGGGAACAGGTACAGGTACCGGGATCGGCGTCACCCCGCCCGGATCGAACGGCGAAAGGAAGTTCGACATTGCACACCCGGACGATGGGCCGAGCACGCACGGGCCGACGTTGTTCCACACGGGAATCGCCGCGTCTTCCGAATCGATCAGCACGTCAAAATGCTGGACAGACGGGGCGTGAACCAGAATGTCGCAGGAGATAAAGGTGTCTTTGAGCGGACAGGAGTTCCCAGAACCTTTCCGAAGCAACCCCCAACCTTCGTTGCGATGCTTCCACGCGACCGCGTTCAGCATGTCGGCAACTTGTCCGCGTTCCATGTGCGCAGGGTACGTGGATCGCTCCGCCTGAACGTCGGCGAGCAAAGACGTCTGCGCGTTGGCGGTGTTCAGAAATAACGAACAGGCGAACAGGGTGAACAGGAGCGTCTTCATGATGGGGTGTCCTTTAATTCAAGAGGATCGGCCAGGAACAGGTACGGCCTCTTTTTTTGTCAATGAGCAAGAGTGTCTGTCTCGGCGGTTCGTAGTCGGCTTTGATCGACAACGCGAACGCGTTGTAGCCGATCAAGGAACCATTCGAGACGAACTTTCCGCCGTCTTTCATCTGGTGGAAGTGGCCGAAGATGTCCAGGTCCGCGCGCTGGCCCTTGTCCCACTGCGAAATTGCCTTGAATGCAGGGATGAAGATCCCACCGATTCCGCCCTGGTAGTTGATCGCGTGGCCGTGATGGAAGCGGATCGTCTTGCCGTAAATGTCGAGGTAGTGGTGATAGCCTTCGCTGATCTGGAAGGTCACTCTCGGCTCGTTGCGGAAGTACGCGGCCAGATGGATGTACATCAGGTATTCAAGGGAATGCCCGGTTTCCGTCCCGAACCGCACCTTCCGGGTTGTCCGCGAGTGGTTGCCGACTTTGCAGGGGATCACGAACTCGTACTTTGAGTGTTTCAGTAGGAACTCGATGCCCGACGCGATCAAGTTCTGGGCGTTGATGATCGCGTGCATGGGATGGAGCCCGTTCGTCTCCATCGCTTCCTCATGCAAGTCGGAGGTAATGAAGTCGCCCAGGAGCGCAAGGACGACGGTACTGATCGAGACGTCCTGTCCGAGCAGGTTGACCAGCCGGAGCCCAGACCGGAAAAACTGTTCGATACGCGCCTTCGCGATCGGTGCGGTGAACTCGTTCAGGCCATTGACCTGTGACAGCTTGACCGTTTCTTCCGTGTGCCAATCGCTCGCGACCAGAATCGGCGTCGCTTCAGAGGTACCTGTCCCCTTCTTCGGCTCGATCTGGTAGGTGTCGATCCCGTCGCTGATCGCGCCGAGCGCCCGGAGTTCCCGTTCTTGCCGGCCGATGGTGTTCAGTGCCTCGTCGTACTTCTTTCGGATCCCGGTGATCTCCTGGGCGGTCCGTTGCTTGTCCTGATCGGCCTTGACCTGAGCACTGGGAGCCGCTCGCCGACGCGCTTCCTTGTAACAATTTGCGCACTGCTTCGCGCCCCGGTCCGCGATCTTGCCGAGACACCCAGGAAGTCGACCTGGACAGGGGGGGCGTTTTGCTTCCGGGTACATGGACATAGCGAAAACCTTAAGGAAATTGCGTCAGTGATTCAGTGAAGTTCGAGTAGCAGGAATCGTGCCGTACTCACAATGTACTTACGCGGCCGACTGTAGAGGTACGACGCTGGCGGGTAGTTCGATGTGCGGCTTGTCAGGTGTCGGCCAGCGCCCGCCCCAGGAGAACCCTTCTGCCTCCGCAGCTGCCCCGTAGAGCGACCACGACAGCGTTTCCGCCCAGGAGGGTTTCCCGTCCACGAGGAAGCAACAATCGACCGCTCGGCCGCTTTGGTGCTTGGAGCGTTTCCTGACCCCGTCCGCCTTCGTGACGGTGCGTCCGAGCGGTCGTTTCGCCGAGACGTCCGGACCGGGGGTCGTCCGACCTTGCGCGTAGAGCGCTTGTTGTTGCGCGATGCTGCGCAGACCATCCGTGACCAGCATCGGCCATCCGATCGCGTCCATGTGCGCAAGTACCCGATCGACGCAAGCGATCACGTCCGGTGCACATCCCGTCAGCTTTTTCAGGTTCCGAGCAGTCATTTATCCTTCGATCGACCCGATCAACCCTGACCGTACTGAAAACCCGCCTGAGCCTGACCCGTAGAACGTATTGGCGGCTGTTGAAAACTCCAACCAGTTGTACGCGTGATAGCCGACAGCCGGAAGTTTCTCAATACGATGCACCGTACTTATGCCGACAGCATCAGCCCCGGCAACGTAATGCTGGCCGCGGGTACCTTGTGCAAGAGGTACGCTGGTCGAATCTTCGCCGATCGCGGTACCGAGAATCGATCCCGCTGCCGCGTTCCCTTGAAGCATCGCGATCAATTCGAGTCTTGCATCCTGGTACCCGACGACGCACTGCACACGATTACCAGATTGAGCACGCGTTGACGCCCAGGACGACGATCCTGAACCACCCCAACTAGCCGTCGCATCATGACGCGAGAGTTCGCGTGGCACGCGATTGTAATAGTTGAACACGAAGCGCAGTTCAATGCCGTCGTCGGTTTGCCCGCCTGATGCGTTGATATGGATGGTGCCGAGATAGCGTCGCGTGGTCGCGCCGGATTTGACCAGTACCCCGTCTTGTGTCGTCAGCGCCGTCGCGCGTGTCGTGATGTTCGTCCAGATCAAGGCTTCGAGCGCGACGACCCCGGAATTGTTGTAGGCCCAAATGTCGTACGGGGTACTGGCGGTCAACCCCGCCAACGACAACGATAGCTCCGCGAACGTCAAGACCGTCCACGTCGACGCCCCGTCGTAAAGCGCGATTTGCGAGCCACGGAACGGCGTGAAATAGAGAGTCGTCTTCGCCAGTTGGTCCGTCACGCTGACCGGTACACCGGTCTGAAGCGTCAACCGGCCTTGCGCGAGCGAGAACGGTGTGGTACCCGCAGGAATGACGATATTTGCCGACCCGTCGAAATTCACTCCATTGATTGTGCGGGGCGTTGCTAGCTTCGTGGCAGTCGCCGCATTGACGTTCGCTTCTCCACTCAACGGATCGGACCCGCCCGTGGCATGACTCGCCGCATGGGCAGCCGGAGTCCCTCCGCCCATCGTCACAAACGTGTACGGGGAGATCGACGTACACAGCTTCAAGAGTTGATTGGCGGTGTCCGCCCACTCCCACCCGACCGCAACCGGAGCGGCCGAAGGAGCCGTGGCCGAGATCACCTGATGGCCGGCGATGTTCATTCGACACGTACCTTCACGATCTTGACGATTCGCGTCGATGCCGGTTCGAGCGCCGGATCACCAAAATACCCCCAGGTCCAGCGATGCAGTCGTGTGGCAGGTTTGCCGGGTACCTCAATCGTCTCAATCGCGCCGTCGATTTGTCGTTTGCACACGAGACACACAACGGTGAACACGACGTCTAAATCGTCAGGAATCCCGCACCGATTCGTCGGGTAGCTGGTCAGACAATGCGGACATTCGATCCGTGGCATTAGTCGGGCTCCGTGGCGACGATTTGTACCGTTCCAGACGGGAACGCCGCGTACAAGTGCATTTTTCCGTCAATCGCATCCCGCTTGCCGTACAGCAAGATCCCCGGCGACGACGACGCAGGATCGGTCGTCACGGCTAACAGTTCATGCACACCATCGGCTGTGATACGTTCGCGGACGCGCGCCCGCGTGATGAACTCCAACGGCCGGTCCTGGACTGGTCCGATCTTGCTGACGCCGATGGCGTCGTCCGGTCCGAAATTCATGATGACGTCCTTAATTCATACCGCGCGTGCCGGCGTAATCCCCGCCGATCCCGCCTGTACGCTGGTGATTAGTGCGCCCGAAATAGAACCCGGTCACAAGATTCGCGACGCCGAACAGGAACACGATCGCGGCGAGTTGCATATCCGGCGTACCGAGCCAGCGACCCATGACCGCGAGCGTCGCAGACACGACCAACGACGCCCAGATCACTGAGAGCGCAATCTTCATCTGCGTCATTTCCCAGACGAGATTCACCTCCCGCTGACTGGCCGTCTTGCGATCTTCCTCAGCGGTTGTCTTCGGGTCGAGAGTCGTCGAGGAAAGAGGATCTGTCATCATGATTACGGTTCCCACTGCGAGTGAATCGCGGGTGTCTTGCCGGTTTTCGGATACGTGCCTGGACCCTTGAAAAAACTTGGCATCTTCCGGGGCGGGAAATTCGGATAGCCTTCAAACCGTTCCGCGTCCGCCGCTGCGTCGATTGCGTCGCTCAACTCTTGCGGGATGTCGGATTC